CTGGCATCACTTACAATATTTAATATAAAATGTATACGGCACTACTTTGAGCTTTGTCAGTATCCAGATGAACAATCTGTACTTCCTGAAGTTGTATCTCTCATAATCTCCTCTAGATCCTAGCTTAGTAGTCACTTTCTGAATGATCTCATCAGGTATCTTATTTGTATCAAAGTTAGGCCTATCATTATATATTATTCTAGCCTGTTCTTTTGTGATGATTCCAGATCTTACTTGTGCTGATAGGTATACTATTCTTTTATCTATGCCGAACTTATTAGGAAGCAAGAAACTACCCACGAATTCAGTATAAACATTCTCGCAGTGCTTGCCTCCATAGTCTCTCCATTGAATTAGCTCCTTCATCTCATTCTCCAGTTTTACCCTGTCAATATTGTAATGAAATGGTCTTATATTTTTAATTCCTTTCCAGGCATAGAATAACTGATCTTTGAAAGTGAATAAAGGATAATTTTTGAGCTTAAGTCCTGAGTACTTATAGTAAACATCCTGAATATATTTCGCATCCATGTAGGTCCATCCTTTAGGAGTACTTCCTTCAGTCCTGAAGTCATGCCCGTTCAGAATATACTTTATCCCATACTTGTGAGCTGTATCATACATTAGCTTAGTCATAGCTATGTCATTAGGTATATCAGCATCTGGAAGCCCTGCCCACAGGAAAGCATCATTGAGAGCATCATACTCATTCTTGTTCACCTGGTATATTATGCAATCTACTGACAGCTTCTCTATTAAGCCAGCCATATTACTCATAGCTTCTGGAGCATTCCAGTTATTATCAAAGTGAATTACTAAAGGTCTCAGCTTCCAATATTTGACAGCAGCATAAAGAAGAGCTGAAGAATCTATCCCTCCAGATATCCCCATGATACAATCATACTTATTGTTAGATCCTTTCTTTTTAATCTGCTCTATCACTTTAAGCAGTGCCTGCTCTCCAGGTGATTGCTTCTCTAGCTCATCATGAATATCACAGTATTCACATTGATGCTCTCCTATAGTTGCAAAGTTGCTGTTAAACAAACAGCGTTGACATTCTCTCATAATTTACGAATTGTTTATAAATAGTAGTTATTTGTTTATTGTTTTTATCTCGTCTCAGATACTCTCTATCTATGCTTTGGCATATATCATCTACAGTATTCCATCTGATACTGCATGGCAGATCTCCATTGTATATAGATCTCCTTCCCATAAGGCCCATCTCTATGTTAGTATTTGGACAGCCATCATGAGGAGTAAGTCTAAGATTTATAAAGCACTGAGCATAAACATCTACCAGCTGATCTCTGGTGAATGTATCTGATCCAGCTCTGATGATAGTATATGGCACTCTCTCTTTTATCTGATCTATGAGCTCCTGCCCATAATACTCTGAAGAATTGCCAGAATACCAGAATATTTTATCTCCTAAAGGTTTGTTTATCCATCTATCAGGGATCACAGCATTAAATGGAAAGTGAACAGCTTTGATACCTTTGGCATATAGAGTATTCACCACCTGCTCAGATACTCCTATGTTGACATGAGCTCTCAGGATCTCTACCCACTCAGGATCTAGATGGAGTGCATCTGATCCGAAGTATACGACAGTAGCTGGACCTTCATGCTGTTTCAGTAGGTTGAATTCATCCTCTCGATACATCCCCATGAATACTACTGGCAGCTGATTATCTGTATATCCTATCAGCTCATACTTATAGATTAAGCCAGTCTCTAGGCCCTGAAGTGATTCGCTGATATATCCCTGGATCATAGCTTGTGAATATCTGAGAAGTTTATATCTAGTAACTTTGGATCTAGCTTCTCACTAGAAAGCTTGCCGGACCAGTGATCTAGAAACTTATGCTTATTATTCCATCTATTAGTACTGATAGATAGCAGCTGTATATCTTCAGGAGGAATGATTCCTATCTCTACTTTAGCTGCTATAGCTTTGAGCCACATGGACCAGTCTAGTCCTGATGATAGCCTGCTGTCGAATGGAGTATAGTTAATCTTCTGTAGAAGCTCTCTATTAAGCACTCTTCCTATCCCTATAGGCTCATTATGTCTAGGCCCTGTGCCATATCCCCTCCAGTTGACTAGTCTTATCTCATCTGCTACATCAGCAAAGTGACAGCCTAACATCCCCAGCATTCCATATTGATTAAGATACTCTTTAGCTGTTTCAATATACTCAGAGCTGCACCAGTCTGAGCTACCCATGAATATCACAGCATCTGGATCATAGGATTTAGCAGCCTGGAATCCAACATTCCATTTATTACCTAGAGGATCATTAGAGCAAGAGATCCAATCACAGTTTAGATGTAAAGCTAACTGCTTAGCTTCTGGCTCATGGCATATAATTATAGGAATTACTCCAAATGATTTTAATCTAGTTACTGTGAGCTTCACCAGAGGAAGCCTACCATATACAGGAATAGGAGCTACTATCTTCATAGGATCAGCGATAAGATTAATGTCCAGAATAATGATGCTACTGCTAGCCAGATAGCTATCATAATAATTCTCTCTTTATAAATGAAACGGCCTGATTTAGACTGTTGAAGCCTTCTGAGCTCATTAAGTAGTATATCTTTCTCTTCTTTCTCCATATTTTCCATGATGGCACTCTTTTATATTTAAATTCTAGGACATAATAAATATCATCTATTAGAATTATTCTATATTTTCCTAGATTAATCTTCAATTTGTTTTATATATCTGTAGCCTTTGACCTCTCCAGTAGCACTCATGCACACATCTTCATCATTATGTTCATCATAGTAGAGATATTTCACTATCTCATATATGATCCCATCATTAGAAGCTAGTACTTCAGCCATTAGTGAGCTCCTCTATTAGTTTCTCTCTTTTAAAGTTGCCTATTATTCCTCTGGCTTTTGCTAGATCTTTAAGCTCTCTATAGGACATCTCATCAAGTCTCTTCTGCTTCACTCCTATAAATGTGATCTGAGGCTTAGCTTTGATAGCTGGCTCATCTCCTATCATATCAGAGAGAAGATCATTCATGGCATTCCTGATACAGGTCCCACATTTGATATTTAAAGACTTATTAAATCTCTTATAGTACCATTCAGATAGCTCCTGCTTTAGTCTATGGCTCATGTTAAATGATCTAGTCTTACCAAATCTCTCAGCCTGTGCTGTTAGTTCACCGCTTATATTCATAAATCAAAATTAAATCAGATAGTAAATAGGCTAGAAATCCTAAAGGGATAAGCTGCCAGTCAATAAATGAGCAAGTGATAGCACATATCCAGAAAGATAGACAGCTCATGCAGTTAAATGGTTTCAAGTCTGGCAGAGGGAGAGTTAAAATAGCTCTCGCTGCTCCCACTGCCATCAATGGTATTAAATACATCATTCTTAAATTGTTTTAGTGCTTTATTAATCATATCTAAAGAAATACCTGTCTCAGACCTTATCTCTCTATATGTCATGCCACAAATATACATTTTAGCTATCTCTTTACAAAATAGCTCATTATCATTCTCAGGAGAGCTTTCTAGGTAGTCTCTGAATCTATCCTGCAGATCAGAAGAGAGTATACTATCCTCTTCAATGATATCAGTGATTTCTATGGTATTCCTGCCTCTCATTGTTTTATTGAAGTCACTCTCTCTCCAGTTCCATTGATTATAAGCGAATCTGGCAAAGGTCCTAGGCAGATCTTCCTCTGATAGCGTATATCTATTGAGAATGAGAAACACATGAGAAACGAGATCACAGGAAAGCTCATGCCCTCCCGTGATTTTCTCTGCTATCTTATATGCTTCTCTATTCCAAAACATGAAAGGCTAAGATAAGAACTTCATTGCTTTGTCTATAAAATCCTGACTAACTTTTTCACCTTTGAGAAATCTCCAGAGCTGCATATATGATACATCCATATCTTCAGCTATCATGGATAGCTTATATCTCTTAGTGATCTTAGACTTAATCTCCTGCCTCAGCCATTCAGAAAAACTACCAGTTAAAAGGATCTGTATCATCTTCTTTTGGTTTTAATTCTGATACTTTCACAGCTAGATATTTATCTCCTGATTTGGTAGTATTATTCCATCCTGATAGATTATACTCTACTCCATTGACAGTGATCTTCCCAGTGAGATCTGGCTGGCTTTCTTTTTCTTTTTTAGAGTTCTTAAATAGAGCTCCTGAATTGTCATAATTACTCATGTTTACTTATTTATTTGTTAGTTCTTTAATACATTCTAAATAGTACTTATGGCACTCTGCCAGATGATTCTGCATGAATTCTTCTATCTCTAGATCTCTCTCATAAGTAAGCACAGTTATTCTCTTCCTAGGCTCTATATGAGCTACTCTATGAGTAGACAAATCATCCCAGGGATTCAATAGCTCTAGCTCATAATCAGGATCAGTATCCACCATGCAATAAATCAGCTCAAATTTAGGCCTGTCATACAGCATCATATATGCTCTTCCTTGCCATTCATACAGCTTAGCACTAGATTTCTTCTCTGCTTCCTTAACTGTAGCAGGAAAGCTCTCCAGATCCCATGAAGTTTTAACATCTATGATACTATTCTCAGTGATGATATCACAGCATCCAGATAGATAGTCATTCTCTAGCCTGATATCATTCTTCTGATAGTCTTCTATTCTTACTACATTCAGCAGATCTATGCTGTCCTGCTCCTGGAGAAGTCCTTTCTTAACTTTCCTATCATTGAGATCAGTCTTGTATCCAAAATAGTACTGTTTAGCCAGTGCTAGTATCTCAGTCTTAGCTCCCTCTGAGAGCTTCTCACTTTTGCTCTTAGGCAGAGTCATAAGCTTTCCATATTGTGAGGCATTGAATTTCATTCTATTCTGATTTAAAGGTTTGATTGTAATATTGTTCTGCATCAGTTGGATTTTTTTCTATTATTGATAACTTACAATCATACCAAGTTTTCATTATTTGACCTTTCTCCATTTCTTTGGCTTGTTCAATTTTTAGTTGATACTCTTCCATTGTATAATTAATTGTAGTATTAAATTGTTCAACTAACCATTCTACTGCTGTCTGTTTCATACTGTTATAATTTTATCCATTTGCTCCTTAGTGAGATCATAAGTATCTACTACTTTCTCTACTGGCCATTTATTAGTACCTTTCTTTAGAGCTTCCAGGAAGTTATTAAACATCTGATTATCCATCTTAGGCTTAGCAGATTCCTTCACTGCCTGAGCTACTGCATTCCCATCATCATCATCAGTGACAGATAGTGATAAGCAGCTTGAGATAGTTGCTCTCCTGAAGTAAGTTATAGCTCCTAGTATCTTCTGTGGATCAGTCAGTACTGGAAGAGTCATGAAGCTTTCTATATATTCTCCAGAATCTATATCTACTATCTGAGTACATACTACATTATCCTTCACAGGTTGCAAACATAGCAGGCCATTTTCAAATAAAATAGGCTCTACTATCTCCAGGATAGCTGTGAGATCAGCATAAGACTTTTTAAAATGTGGGTTCATGCTACTCTTGTGAATCTTACCTATGGATTGCTTAGCCTTCCATATCTTCATGTAAATACTGACATTGCCAGTGCTCTCTTTTTTCATATTTATTTATTTAAGGTTAGTAGTCAGGACAGGACTCGAACCTGTATTTCTATTCCTTCCAGAAGGCCTCAGCGTCTACCATTCCGCCACCTGACTTGTCACAAATATAATGTTATTTTTTCAATTCTGATAGAAAACTATCATACCATTCAATAAAAGAATCAAATTCTCTAGCGATTATATAGATTCCTCCTGCAGCTTCTATGGCTTGCTGGTATTTCTTTTGAGCTTCAGACTGCACATCTCTGCCATATTTGACCTCTATCTTAACTGATCTTCCATAAATGGTAGCTGAGATATCAGCAGATCCTTTAGTACTTCCAGAAGGAGTATACTTTCCTTTTCCTACTACTCTAGTGATCCCATCCATATCCTGTACTTTCTTAGCTTCCCTGTATACTCCCATCGTATTGATTCTCTCAGCCTGCCAGCCTGACATTATTAGGAACTTTACTATAGATTTAGTAAGCTCATTAGCTGAATTATCCTTAAATGAAGTATAGGCTAAAGCATAAGTAGGAACTGAAGGATATTTCTTAGTGAGATATGCTGTCTCTAGGACCTTTAATCTGGCTTTGTTTTCTTTATTCATGTTAAAGCGTTTAAGTATTTAATGTATCTATCCTTATCTCTTCTGGATAGAATGAAAGCTGTATCCATTTTCAGCAGATCTGAATGATAGATTTTGAATTTCTTATATGATTTCTTATCATGCAGTCTATGATATAGATCTGAGCTCATCATAAAGCATAGCTTTTTAGGATCTGTATCCTTCATTTTAGTCTCCTGGAATGTCTCTAGCATTTGATCCAGTATCTCTTCTGTTGTTTTCATTGTATATGTGTTAAAAAATTTCTTCTTTTTGTGACATATCATCCCATACATCGTGCACAGCTTCCCCATATTCTATCCATCTCCTGTTAACTGTTTTCCCTTCCAGGATCTTCATTCCTTTGTAGATGCCATAAGCATTCAGCCACTGAGTGAATCTCTTCTTAGTTAGCCATTTTGATAGATCAGAATAATCAGCTATAAGATTATCATACAGCTCATCTTTGTACAGCCTGATATCTTTAGGTATATTCCCATCTTCACTCCACTCATAGAATTCATATGAAGTCTCTTTAATAAACTTCCTTACTTCTAGATTATTAAAGTCATGTTTAACTAATCCATTCTTAAGATAGAACTGGCAGCATGATATCATATAGGTATCAAATGCTCTCCATTCATCCTTATTCCAATCTTCAAAGAGCATATGTCCGAATTCATCCAGGGGAGTATTCATGTGGCTGAAGTGATCTGAGAGCTCTACTTCAAACTTTCTTCTCTCATGAGATCCTCCTACTCCTCCTAGA